GGCTTTTTCTCGGACACACTTTCAAAGGCTACAGAGGCAAATGCTGCACAAGTTTCACAGATCAAAGAATCTGTTGAAGCATTCAGCAAGAATGTCGATGTTAGAATTTCAGAGTTAGCAGAGAAGCACAGCGCACTAAGCGCAGCAGTAACAGAAATAAAGGGCACTATTGACGGTGTTCAGAAGCGTGTTGATGCCGTAGAAGGCGAAACAGCAATTAAGAAGTCTTCAGACCTCGGCGGGTCTGAAGTAGTAACAAAATCTAAATCAAAATGGAACGGTTCTTTCCTCGGTTCCGTAAATGAAATCTTTAACTAAAAAGGTAGGTGAAATAAATGAGTAATGAATTATTAGAAAAGGCAGCAGCAGCAGGTACAACAATCGCTGGTGGACCACAGTCCGCTAACGGTACCTTCGCATCTGCAACAGGTGGTTCAGGAGATCACGTTGCGTCAGAAAATGGCAACGGTGGTGTTCTAAACCCAGAGCAGTCAGCAAGATTTTTAGATTATATGTTCGACGCTACCGTAATTGGTAAGGTTGCACGTACGGTCCGAATGAAGTCTGATACAACAGAGATTGACCGCATGTCAGTTGGTGAGAAGCTTGTTAAGCTTGCAACTGAAGCAGAGAACACAGGCGTTAACGCACCAGTGACATTCTCAAAGATCTCTCTAACAACAAAGAAGCTTCGTTTAGATTGGGAGCTTTCAACTGAGTCACTAGAAGACAACATTGAAGGTGCTGATCTCGAAGATCACATTGCCAGAATGATGGCAACACAAGCTGGTAACGACATTGAAGATCTTCTTCTAAATGGCGATACAGCACTATCATCAGATGCACTTTATAAGTCATTTGACGGTGTAGTTAAGAAGGCAAAGGCTAACGGTCACGTTGTTGATGCAGCTGGTGCGGGAATTTCTCGTGCAGTGTTCAACTCAGCTCTTAAGGCTCTTCCACGTAAGTACAAGCAGCGTCGTACAGACCTCCGCTTCCTATCAGGTTCAAACTTGATCCAGGATTACTTATACTCAACATCACAGAACATCCAGAACGTTAACCCACAAGATATTGCTTCAGGCATCATCCGTGGTGAGGTTGCACCAGTTTCTGGTCCTGCAGGATATGTAGCTCCATACGCATTTGGTATTCCAATCGTTGAAGTTCCACTTCTTCCAGAAGTTCAGACAGGCTCATACTCAGGAGCATCAGGTTCACACGGTGACATCCACTTGACATTCCCAAATAACGTAGTTATTGGTATCAAGCGTGACGTTACAGTTTACCGATTCTTCTGGCCACGTAAGGACTCAATCGAGTACACAATGTATACTCGTGTTGGCGTTCAAATCGAGCAGGCAGACGCTTGGGTTGTTGTAAAGAACGTTAAGGTTGCTTCTTAATTAATTTAAGAATTAAACCACAGAAAGGCCCCCAATTAATTTTGGGGGCTTTTCATTTTAATTGACTAATGCTATAATTAAATGACCTACAAGAAGGAGAAATAAATATGTCGTTTGACACATTAAAAGTAGCCGAATTAAAAACAATAGCCGAAGATTTTGCGGTAGACACAGATGGCCTTAAAAATAAAAAGGATATCATAGCTGCACTTGCAGAAGAAGGAGTTACCTATTCAGTATATGCAAAGACATTGCAGACACTAGAAGAGGCAGCAGAAGAAATTGAAATTTTACCAAAGTTTGATCCAAAAGCACAGACAGAGGATTCAGTATTGGTACGTATGACAAGAGCAAACTTTAGATACGATATTCATGGATACACATTTACAAATGATCATCCATTCGTAGCAATGTCTGAAGAAGATGCTCAAAAAATCTTTGATACAGAGGAGGGTTTTCGTTTAGCCACACCAAAGGAAGTTCAAGACTTCTATAACTAAACGAAACGTTATATATGGCAGAAGTATATAAGAACAGCAACGCACCAGCGTCTACTAAAATTTTTTGGGGTGGCGCTATTGTTGATGCCGAAGGTGATGTACGTGTAGACATATATGACATAACTGAAGACCCAGGAATTTTGCCATCTATTAACCCAGCGACACCAATACTTACAAATATATTGGCGTCAAAGTCTGAGGTTGATTATGGATCATATCAAATTAATATTCCATACTCAATAACAAATAGAGACAAGAGTCTAAAGCTTGTCTGGAAGTATCAGATGAATTCAACCAATATACAGCATGAAACATTTGTTAATGTTGTAACGCCATATGCTTCTCTTGCTGAAGTTATTGAGGACCTTGGTCTTGGAACAGACCCATCTGACCCAATGTATAAAAGCTATCATGAATTAGTTATGGCAGAAAAATTTGCCCGTAAAGTAATTGAAAGCTATACAGGACAAAGATTCTATTTGTACGATAGCACTGAATCTATATACGGATCAGGTTCTGATGTTTTGCCATTGCCATTTAAAATTAATGCATTGCATGAGTTATATGGAAATGATATAAAGCTTATAGACAATATAAATGAAGAAACAAACTGGGTATTTAATCCAATAATTTCTGAGACAGGTTTTGGATTAAGAATAGATAGAACCAATACTCTTGACAACATAACATACAGTGCAAATGGATTAATCCCACCATCAATTAACGACACATATCACGGAGCTTTCCAGAAAGATGTTAAGTATCGTGTTCAAGGAAAATTTGGCTGGGCGGAGGTACCAGACAATGTTGAGCAGGCAGCTATCCAACTAATAGGAGACTACTTCTCTAAGGACAGAGTCTGGACAAATAAGTACCTAAAGAATATTAAGACATTTGACTGGCAGTTTGAATATGCGTCAGATGCTTACAGAGGAACTGGTAATGCCTATGCAGATCAGCTACTCTACCCATATGTCATAAGCAGCATGGTTGTTATATAATGTTAGACCTTATAGACTCAATACTGGTAATGAGATTGGATCTATACAGACAGTCTGATTCACAAGACCCAAACACTGGGGCAATATTAAAATCTTGGAATTTTTATAAAACATTAGATTGCCACGCAAAAGGAATCATTAGCAACTCATCATCAAGTAGCACAAATGATAGACAGGTATTTGGAAACAAATACACAAACCAGCAAATGATCCAGGTTAGAACGTCAGAAAGAATAACCTACAGAGAAAAAGTTACTAATATTCGTGATGCAAAAAACAAATCAATCTGGACAGAAATAGATTTCCCAACAGAAACCCCAACAGTTTTTGAGGTTGTTGGCTCAACTCCAATTACTGATCCATTTGGAAATGTGGTTGGATATAACACTACATTATCAAGGTCGGAGAATCAGCAAATTGGCATCTAATAATGTAGCGCTATTACAAGCAGCCAGCGGTTTAGAAAGACTTATGGTTGGCACCCCAACAAAAGGAACAATTAGAGATAGCAATGTCGCACAGATATCTGCATTCTTATATTACCAAGCAAATGTAATGGCAGAACTAGAAGCAAATGAGGCATTTAAATCTTTGTTTAAACATACATTATTTAAGCAAATAGATAAAGACTTTGGGCAATACATAGACGCATTATCTAGAACAAAGCCAAAAGCATTTCACCATGTTTATGAATGGGGTAAAGCAGGAAAGCCAGCAGCAAGACTTTTTAAATTAAGAACAATTGATACAACAGGACTTTCTTTTAAAATAGATTTTGATTTTAAATTATCTAAGACTTCTGTCCCATCAAAGAATGTAAAACAAAAGAAGAAATATATATTTGAAAATAAGGCTTCTGTCATGGAAGAGGGTATGCCCGTAATAATCCGTCCAAGGACCGCTGAGAGGCTTGTCTTTGAGATTGATGGTGAAGTAGTCTTTATGCCTAAAGGGGCCTCAGTGACCGTCAAGAGCCCTGGAGGAAGGGCTTCTACAAACCAGTTCAAACTTGCCTATAGTATATTCTTTAGCGGACAGCTTGTTAATGAATCAATTAAGAATTCTGGCTTTCAGCAAATATTTGGATCTAAGATTACAAGAGCCTTGGCAGTACCACTTAATATTAAAAAAGTTCAATATTCTTTCTCCCCAAACAATGTAAGGCGGCAGGCAGATATGGCATTAACACAATCATTTGGAGGGGTACTATGACAAAATATAAAGTAGACTCAATATACGAAATAAGAAAATACCTATGGAAAGAGCTAACTGAATCTGGCGTGTTTGATGCCAATGATTATTACAGTGATAATCTTGGCCAAGAAATAATACCTATTATTCCAGTACAGCAACAGCCAGAACTTAATCAATTTTTAAGCGGAAAGAAGCATATAGTCTACGATAAGATAGGCTTAACCTATGAAGACATATGGCTATTGTCTTGCGAAAAGATTATATTTACAATATATGCAATTGACGTGGCAGATATAAATGAGGTCAGGAACCTGATGCTAGACGCATTTAGAAGAATGGACGATTCGGCTAAAGATGTAAATGAGTTCAAATCAGAGAACAATTTAATATTTCATAATACCATGATCCTGGAAGCCTCAGCCACATCCCCGTCAGAAGAGATACAAGGGTTCTTTTCGGCAGATGTCATAATAGAGGTCAAATATTCAAGGGTCACTGGCCCAGACGGAAGATTTATCTAGGTTGCATTTGGGGGTATTATACTCTAGAATTGTCCTAGAGGAAAAGAGCCTAGCCAGCACTTTTGATTTTTATAAATCAATATATATATTTATTTAACAGGAGGTAGTAAACATGGCACAGTCCACAGGAAATGCTAGAAATATTCTAGTTGGTGCATCACCACTATTTATTTCAAATCTTGATTCAACATCAGGAATGGCAGAAAATGCAGAGCCAGGCAGCGTAGCTGCAGGCGCATATGAAACAACAAAGTCTTACACAGATACACTTAATGCTATTGATATCACATCAACAACAGATAAGTACCGTAACGTAGGTTACACAAACAATGGTCTTCAGATTACTTACAACCCATCATACGGTTCAGTAACAGTAGATCAGCTTCTTGATACAGCAAAGCTATTCAAGGAGTCAATGGAAGTTATGATTGCAACAGAAATGGCAGAAGGAACACTTCAGAATACTCTAGTAGTATTTGGCCAAGGAGCATCAACCAAGGATAAGTCTCTTCGTTCTGGAGAAACCGCTAACATTGGTCTTGAGGCAGGAGCTCTTGGCGTACAGCCAACTGAGCGTCAGCTAATTGCAGTTGGTCAAGCACCAACTACACAGGCTTCATCAAAGACAGAGCGTGTATACTATGCACGTCGTGTGCTTTCAGTACAACAGTCACAGTTCTCACTTGCACGTAATGCTGCAACAACGTTCCCAGTGACATTCCGTCTTCTCCCATCAGGAGAAGCAGCATATGCTGGTCAGGAATACGGTAAGATCATTGACCGTTCTTGGACGTAATAATTAATTTAATTATAGTAAATCCCTCCAGAAATGGGGGGATTTACTATTTGTGCTGATAAAATCTATATGATACAATAATTAAGACTAGATCCTAGGAGGATTCAAATTGGCAACAACAGTATATAGCGTAGAAGAAATTACTCTACAAAATGGCGTAACCGTAAAGCTAAAGCCTTTAACAATTAAAGAGCTTAGAAAGTTTATGGTTGTTATCCAGAAGACAGCAGACGTAACTACAGAAGACGAAACATTAACAATCCTTATTGAAGCATGTGCAGTAGCACTAGAAAAGCAATTACCAGACTTGGTAAAAGATGTAGATGCTTTTGAAGATGTTCTAGATGTTCCAACAATTAACCGCATTCTAGAAGTATGTGGTGGAATTAAGATGGACGACCCAAACCTTCTAGCGGCAGCGGTTCTGGCTGGGC